CGGGACAATCGCAGGTAAATCCTTTATAGGTCATTTTAACTGTATACACATTGCCATTGCTACCTGACACATTCCATTCGGTGTCAACTGCCCAATGACCTTTAGTATTGATTAGATCACTAGGAAATATACGTGGTCCATACTTTGACATTAAAGATTATGCCTCGTCAATTAGAAAACAATTATCCTCTTCATCTTTACTCAAGTAAATCGAGTTGAAAAGAGATTCAGGTACCGCACCCAGACCGACTGCATAACGAGTTTTACAATAGTGTGCATAATCTTCACACTCAGTGATTTCTGGTAGAAATAGATGGGATGTGATAATTTCTTGTGTCATTTTATTCTCTTTCTCACTAACTTATACATTCTTTATAGAGTATTTTTTTCTTGATGTCAAGTAAAAAATAATGTTTATTCAACTAAATTTTTCTACGTGGACAACAAACCCAACTTGGCGCTTAGGATCATTAACGTCATGCCCGCTATCGTGCGTAAATGGTCCACGAATGTGAGTGTCACGGTCAGGGCGGCCTGTTTCTTTTGTATTAAAACCTTTGATATAAGTTTCGGCTTCTTCTTTTGTTTTGAAGAAATAACTGTTTTTCTTATGCATGACGAATCCCTTTTCTCTAACTTATACTTACTTTATACAGTGATTCGTTTAGATTGTCAAGTAAAAATGTTATTTATATTGCCTTCGAATATAAAATGACCAGTATGATCCAACTTTACTAATGGATCAAGCCATATCTTACCACCAATATTTTGCCACCGTCTACAGAACGCATAATCTTCGGACAAATATCGTTTTGTATCAGGTTCTAGATATGTATCAAAGAATAAGTATGTCCATTTTGCAAACTCTGGATCCATATTCAAATCATTATTAAAATAAAGATCTGGATATTCTTCAATCATTTTCATAATGACTTCACGTTTGATAAGCATAAATCCAGTTGCAGCATCTTTTAATTCTGTGAGGCCGTCTGTCATTTGTATTTTTGGTTTATCGTCATCCAAATTATATTTAAAATTAAGTGCATAGTTTGAACCAATTGAGTTTAATAAGTTTGCATCAATTGATGTATTATTTACTACATTTTGTTTTATATTATTCCAGTTCAAATCTTTTTTAGGATATGCACCCACAATAATATCTTTATCGTGTTGCAGCATATGTAAGATATCTAGTGCATCAAAATTTATATCAGCATCAATAAACATCATATGTGTTGCATCTGGATTAGCCATGAAATATGCTACCATGTGACATCTAGCACGTGATATTAAACTTTCGTTAGCACTAGTAGTCAGGGAGTATGGTATTTCATGTTTCGTGAACATCATATGTGCACGGGTCCACGACCTAAAGAAAGGTTCAGTTAATTGTCCGCCATAGCAGGGAGTACAGTAATGAACATGTGTTTTTCTTATAAAATCTAAATCGATTTCTTTTCTAAATTGTAGGCAATGCTCTAATGCGTTATTATTCAATTTTTATCCGCTTCATTAACTTATTGTTAGATTATATTCTACACGATTCTAAAGTATTTGTCAACTTCTTTGATCTTTAATCCAGTTCTTAGCCTGTGGCATAGATGGCGCCTTATTTAAAAATTTATCAATTGCTCTATCAACTTCTAAGAAATTTGCTTTACGTTCTGGATCTTCTAGGCCACCAGAGTTATCAACAACATGAAAGTTTGCTGCACCAAATACTTGTTGGAATTTCATAAGATTGTTTTGAACTTGCTTCCACATTTTAGACACCATTTCAGATGGAATGCTTCTAGGACGGTTTTTGTTGCGATCTTGTGCCACATCTTCACTTGTGTTAACGAATAGCATCATTGTATCGTAACCTAATGCTTTTAGTTGTTCACTTGCTTTAGAAACTTTGGCAACATCTTTACCAGTGCCGTCAATGATAAGACCCAAACGACCTTCTAGATAACCGCCCTTGCCTGTTGTAATATCGCCTTGACGTTTATTAGTTAAGTCTTTTGCTTTGTTACGTGTTCCTTGTCCGTCTGGGCTTGCGATAACCAGGGGGTCTGACATGTCCATATCTTTTTTCTTCATTAGATATTCATAGATGTCATCGCTGTTAACAGTTTTCAAACCTGTACCCGAAAGCATTTTACCAGCGACAAATGATTTGCCACTACCAGGTCCGCCTGCTAGAAATACTGCTTTAAAAATGTGAGGATCATTAACGCCCTCTTCAACTGGTTTGATGATTTCATTTACATGCATTGATATTTTCTCCTAGTAATGTATATTGTATTTATCTAGGACCCAAAACTGTTTGTTCTTTTATTGATTCCCAAGATGCAATACTACTTGCTATTTTAGGAGAAACATTATTAACGATTCTAGTATGTCGTGGTTTTATACTATTATTAAATAATACACGCTTCTCTTCTTCCTTTACTACGTTAAAATCAGCACCTGGTGATTCATATGTCAGTTCCTTTTTTACATTATGTAGATCACGTAAAATGTTCTTGTATCCAGAAAGTTCTTCGATTATTATTAATGCTTGCTTTTTTTGTCCAGTTTTAAATATAACAGAATTAGATTCAGTATATGTCCTAATATCACTAATTGTATTTCGAATTAATGTCTGTTGTGAGGTTACATCTTTCCCTATAGTAGGTCTCCACAGTGTTTTAAATACTTCTGCAAGAACAGACATTAGTGGCAATGCATTTCCTTTATTGTCAGTAGTTATATTATTACCAGCAGTATCTATAATATCTGCATCCGATGCTGCAGATGCAATTTGTGGATTTGATGCATCGCCCCTTGTGTCTGATGTAACATCATTGGTCACTGTGCCGCCTTGTGTAATACCATCCACATCTTGAATACTAGGAAGCGTCTCCAACTCAGGAATAGGCAATTGAGGTGTTCCCCTAGAAGTAGATATAATATCAGATAATGTTGCTGATAATGAATTGCTACCAGTTAATGGTTTTTTAACAACACGTGTTGATCCGTCGGATGATGTAATAGTTTCAAATTCAGAACTTAATCCATTATTACTATCATACAAGTCAAATAAGTATGCGTCTATTGGTTGATATATACTTGCTGCTAAACTAAATGGCGACTGTGGGACTCCCGGCTGTGAGGATGCTGCATCCTTTGCTGTACTAATAATTGAATCAACATCACCAGGAAACGCCCGAGAGTCAACCGTAGTAGGGATATTAAATCCAGCATTGCCTGTTGGTAACGGAGCATTTAATAATCCAGCAGCAGTTTTTAATTCAGGTGATCCAGTATTCATCAAGACTGCCAATTTGCACGGATCTAACATCGCACCTGCCATCGCCATTGCTGCTAGTTTGTCTGCTATCTGGGATGCCATATTTGCAATATTTGCAATTTCTCCAAATATTTGATTTGCTACGCTTGACACGGCATTCATCGCACTTGATGCCATACTCCCCAAATCGCCTAGCATGCTTTTAATATTTGGCAATGATCCCATTATTGAATTCAATGCATTATTAACTACCCCAGATATATTACTTATTAGTGAATCAATATTATCAGATATTGGACCGACCAATCCTGAAATTATATTTGAAATATCACTAGAAATTCCATCAAAGAAATCCATAATGCCAGTCTGATTTAGTATATTCATAAGTGAGGATTTTGCACTATCTAATAGACTAAACGCACTATCGAAACTACCAGACATAATACCCATTAATTCGTTAAATAGGCTACAACTATTATCTTGTTCACCAAAAGATTTATTAAGTCCCGATAAGGTATCAGCATCTTGTAATGTCTGTGGCAAATCTTGAATTTGGCTATCAGTATGTAATTTTAAATTATTAAACATAGTAATAGCAACTGTTCCCAACGTTGCACCAAGCAATATTTTATCAAAATCTAATCCTGTTGCCGCTAACACACCTGCAATAATTGTACTTTGTGCAAGGACACTACCACCATTGTTAGTATCAGATAGCAAGTTAAAAGAATTATTTGCATTATTTAATGATAAAACTCCTTGACTTGAATTGTATTCTGTATAGTTTGTAATACCATCTGTAGAAATTGTATTATATGGATTTGAAAAATTATTACTTGCTAGTTCACTTGATATAATAGATAATGCTTGCTTTCTATTATATTGTTCTTCCGCAGCGTTTAACTCTGCTAACTGTGAGGGAGTCAATTCAATTTTATTTTTTTCATCATAGTATTCTACTGGTGTGTTAACTGTTTCTCCCAGAGTCTCAAATATAATATTGCTTGCGGTGGGATTATTTGATCCAGTTAGGCTTCCGCCACCTTTACGAATAAATTCTTGATATAATCTTTCAAATTCTGCTTCACTCATTGCCATATCATTCATCCATTAATATATGTTTTGCTTGCACCTGACGTAACTTTAACGCCGCACGAATGCGAATCATTAACTCTGCCGGCTGGTCTGCCATTAACATAAACATTAGACGCACCTTGGGCCAGTGGCGTAGTATGCGGAACACATGATGGTGGTGAACCTTGTGGAATATCATGTGGAAATGTTTTATCACCCACACGATACGCAAGCTTCCCTTCAATAATAACATTCTCACTGCCCATGCCACATTTTCCTGGAGCACACGGCGAGTGAGGTGTAAGTAAATCAGTTGTTCTTGCTGCCTGTGGCATTATGTAATTAATCCTGGGGTATCTGGTACTACCAAGCCACTTGTAGCGGCGCGGTATGCATCGGTTGTTTCTTTGTTTGTTTTTAACACTGCTACTACTTTATCTGCTTTAAATGATACTTCGCCTTCTGCATCACCAGTAATGGTGAATGGCTGAAATGCTGCGCCTTGCGGGCCAATTGCAATAGTCAATGGTCTAGCAAGAACAATTGTTTCAGCATCTTCACTTATCAATTTTCCCAATGCCTCTTGCCCACTCATTAGAGAAATGGTAACAATATCATTTACTTTGTGTTTTACTTGTACTAACATTTTATCCTCATTCTATTATGTTGTATTTATTCTTTTAATTAACGTATACTATTATACATCTCTAAATTTTAACTTATCCAATATAAGTTCTTTAGAAAAACGTTTTAAGATATCGAAGTCCGCATGTACATCATCTACTCTCTCAAGTATTCCACTACTCCGGTTTAATAACCATCCATCTACAATACATATAAGGTATATATCACCGTACAGTAAATCATGTATTAGTAAAAGTTCCGGATCTTTATCTGGGTGAGCGTGGTGTACTGTATAGAAACAACCTAAACCGTTTCCACTATTAGTATAAAATTCTTCACTAATATATTCCCACACATCTGGCCAAGTAGTAAGATTATCATAGTTAAATCCTTGACTATGATAATCTAAACTTTTCCACCAATCTACCACTTTTTGTAAGTTAGTTTCTGTGAAATTATTTTTAAGTTCTAATCTTTGTTGACGCCACTCATATAGAAGTGTCGATTTATCTTTCATTTACATTGACCATCTTCTTAACGTATAACTAATTTCTGTATTATAATTTGCATCTTGCGTAAAGTAAATTTGTAAATCGTCGCCCTTTTCTGCAGTAGCAGTGAAAACACCAGATACATCTGAAATAAATGTTTGTACATCCCACTGTGGATTTGCGTTACTAATTATAACATCATCACCTGATTGTGTTGCAACTGCACCGACTGTTGTGTTTGCAGAAGTTAGTAACCATGCATCAACTAATTCCTTTGTTGTAGCAGTTAGGCGAACTGTATCTTCACGTTTCACATCAAATTGAATATTAGAAAATTCTACTTCCGGTGCCACTGGTGGCGCAGGTACCGCTGGCGGTTCAGGATACAATGGGTTAGGATACATCTCTGCGATATTATCTGTATTAAAATCTTGCCAAATTTCAGTATGTTCGTCTGTTAATTTTACTTGTGGAATACCATGAGGATGACCGTTTATAATTTTTATTTGTCCAGCACGAACAAATACCTTGTTATCTCCGCGCTGTATTAAAGAATAATCAATAAAGAATGTAGTGCATATATCAAAATGATATCGTAAGAATATGTCGTTTGGAATTTCAAATGTTTTCTTAAACAAACTAGAACGTTTTCCACTGTGGTGAGAGTGTGATGATAGATGCTGATCTGCAAAAATTTGATTATATGTATTTTCTGTTAATACTTCTACATTTCTACGTGATCTTGCATAAAATGGTGCAGTAAATTCTGGAACCTCGATAAAACCAACATCAGTAGTATCAGCATAGTCAACGTCTGATGGACTGCCAACTAATGACTTTGTATAATAATATGCTCTATGTGTATTACTATAATCATATAGAGTAAAATCATTTGATCCTGGTTGATCTTTTTCTTTAATATAAATTGTAGCAAGTCCAACTTCGGATGTTTCAGGTTCTGCATATGTTAACTGATAGTCAAGTGTGTTCTGGGCTGCAATTGTCTCAGTTCTATACGTTGGCAAAGTAGTATCATCATATCTATAGTAGTTATTAATTTCCTCTATTGTCATTGTAGACAAATCGGAGCCGAGAGGAACAGTTGCAACTCTAGGTGATAGTAAATCAAACTCTGATAACACAAGTGATAATCCATTCTGTACATCACGACTGTAATCTATATAATAGTCATTGGTTACAAGCGGTGACCCATCGCTACGAAGTGATGGGGTTGAAAGTGGAGTTATATCTAAGTCCTGTGTTTCAATATCAGTTGTATGAAATTGAAAATCTTGGACACCACTACCAAGTTGCTGCCAAGCAGTATCTTGTTTATACCAATATGTAACTCTATCTGGGCCAGTTATAACTGCTATATCACTATTTGTACCAAGACCAGAAATTGGCTGAGGAGGAATTGTTGTATAATTTATATTTGCATTCAACGGGTGATAATTAAGGACATGATCTATAACTTCAGGGACCCATTCGGTAGAATCCCACTTGAATAATCCAAAGTTAGATTTATTCATATAGGTCGAAGTGTCATTAGGGGCAATATCTTGTGATGGCATTGCATCATTATGTTTCATATACAATGAAGTTACAGTTATATCTCTTACTGAATCATATGTTACTGACGTTACCACGCCGTGTGTATAATCTTCAACACCGATGACCTCTAATACTTCGCCATTTCCATTTAGTGGACCAACTGCAATTGATGTAAACTGCAAATTAATATCATTTGATGGTGCACCCATAGTTCTGTATTCAGTGTTACCAATCTTTTTTATAATATATGTTTTTCCAGGATCAATCTCAGATGATGGTATTCTATTTTGAGCATATTTGTATTCTTTTAGATATAATGTTTCGCCAACTGTGAATTGCACATTGCCTTTCCATTCTACATTTTGTAAATAAAAATGCATTGCTTCAATTAACGCATCAATGTCTTGTACATTTCTTATTACTAAATCTTCATCAATTTTTAAACCAGGCTCAGGATTGTCATCGCTATCTAACCAAGTTTGTATAACTGCGTGTGCATTTGCGAAAGCATCAAATTGAATTTCATCAATTGCATCATCGATGCCAACGAACAATTGGTTAGTATCAGTAGTGAAGCCCATTTCACCGGTTTCTAGTGTATCGACGCCTATTTCCTCACGGAGGCCGCGCCTTAGTAGAATTTTTACGTTTGTTATTGCCATTTCGTGTAACTCCTAGATTACATGTATTTATCAAAATACTCTTGAACCTTAGTAGCCCATAACAATGAATACTTATCGAATTCTTCCCCTTCTACAACAAATTCTTGATAATTACCGAGATTATCTGCCTCAGCGTCCCACCCAATCATCATAATAACAATAGTGCGAATATCAGTGCCATATAATTCATTGTGTGCTGCTGCATATGCTGCGCCTTGTAAGAAATAATCATCTATCCATGCACGTTTTTTAGGTTTACGTGTTGTTTTGAAGTCAATAATTGCTTGCTGTCCTTTATATACGCCAATGCAATCTGCGGTACCAGCATATAACCCAGGGTAATATAGAGGTACTTCTGTCCCCCATACTTCACTAATCTTACTAAGACCATCTTTGATAACAATGTCTGAAAGTTCTTTGGCCATCTGATGGATGAGATTTGATCCACTTGGTCTATCTTCTTCCAGAATAAACTTTTCTAAATGCAAGTGTACTTGTGTGCCAATTCCAGTAGCAAGGTTCATAATACGATTTGCTTCTTCATTGCCAACACGGCGGCGCCATTCATGTAACGCTGTTTTATCTGCAAGTGCACTCAAAACTGTTGTAACACTTGGCAAGGGCTTACCTTCAGGTGTTTGATAGTGACGGGATCCGTCTACATTCACACGTGATAGGGGAGCATAGGTATAAGTTTCTTTTAACATATTTCTATTATACTATACTTTTATATAAATTACAAGTCTTTATTTACTATAATATAGTTATATAGCAATTATTATATGCCAAGAAAAAAGCGTAAGATTAATCTTACGCTTTAATAGATTATAATTTTTTAAATTAATTACAAATGTTTTTTTAATTCTTCAATCATAGTTGCTTTTGTATTTCTACGATCCAATTGCACACCTAGATTTTCATCTGCCCAAATATCAATTTCTTTTTTAGTCATAGTTTCAAAATCAGGATTAGTTTCTACTTTTTTATTATTTTTAGTGTCGATGATTAAACTAGTTTCAGTCTTTTCTACTGTAATTGGAGTGACGGTTTCTACTACTGCATCTTTTACTTTTTCTTCAACTGCAATTTGAATTTGTTCTTTTTCTGCTTCAAGATTTTTTGCTGCGGATTCAGCCTGTGCATCTGCAATTCTTGCAGCATTCTCTCTTGCTGCTTTATTTACTAATGTTTCCCTACGTTTTTCTGCAACCTCTGGTGATAACGATGCCAACACTGCTTCAGTTGTATTGTTTTCAATAGATTTTAGTAAATTCTGCATTTCTTTTTTAGAAACTACTTTCGGTTCTTTACCGCCTTTTATGATAAGTGGCATTATTTCATTCTCCTCGATGTTGCTTTAGAAGCAAGTTTTTTAACTGTATCTCTAGAATCATCATCTTTATTTGATGTGGGGGCAAATTCTAAGTCAATACTATTTAAACTTACATTACTAACATATTTACTATTTGATAACATATCAATCAAACTTTCTGGGGTAATAGAATGACCCAAATCATTTAATTCACGTACCATTATATCCGTTCCGATGGTATTAATATCATTCGCCTTTAAGCGAACAAGATATACATTTATATCATTAATAAGTTGCGACTTATAATTGTCATTTTCGCTTAAAAGTGTTGAAATTTTCATATTATGATCTCTTTGCTCTGCCTAGAGGTTCGTCATTAGGACCAGATGCTGCTTCATCGCCGCTTGCAAAATCTACTTCTACATCATCTTCGAAATCATCTTGCATATCACCGCCGATTACGTCACCTGCAGACATATCATCTGCTGGAGCTTCGCCATTCAGAACCAAAACTGCGTCATTCACAGTATCTTTTGTTGCACGTGCTTGTCCCAATAATCCTGCTACTGCATCATTTACTGCATCTTTAAATGATGCTGCTCTTTCTGGACCGTGTGAATATGCCATTTCATCTGTCAGTGGGCCAAGTTGATCGTTTTGTAGTTTGCCTAGTTTTTCAATCATGTCTTGTAGTTCATCTACTATACCACGAGCCGCCATCATAACTTCCGCTTCTGCAGCATCACTTTCAAGTAATTTGTTAAGTTGTGCTAGTAGGCCTTCTTCTAACTTTTCTTTTTTCATTTTATATTCCTTTGGTGCTTCGTAAGTATTGCTATACTTTGTCATTGTATCAAACTTTGGTGCATCACCTTCGTTTGTTTTTTCTGCTTTTGACGCATGTACTGCTTTACGCTGTGCATCTGATTTGTATTTACCCTCAGTTGCTACTGATTCATTCTTTAAGAATGCCGGTTTATCATCTGACTTATCGTCTGGTGTGCCATTGTCATCCATTGGCATCTTACCGTCGCCTTTGGCTTTCTTCTTAGCCGGCGCTTTGCCTTTTTTCTTTGCATCTTGATATGCTTTTAAACCTGCTGGTAATTCACCTTCCGCAACGTGTGCTTTCAATAGTGATTTGATTGTTTCAATCATAAGCATGTTTTCAACATATGCACGATCCTGATAGTTCGAAGTCATTTCACGCTTTTGTGCTTCCAATTGAACTTTCGCTTCTCTTAGTGATTCTAAATCACCTTCTATTTCATAACCGAAATTGCTTTTCATATACTCATTCATTTTTGAAGAGATAGCAACTGGGTTAGAGTTGTAAAAAATTGTTTTATTCATGATATTTGCCCCAATACATAAAGTTATATTATGTATTTATCTTTTTAGTTTCATTTTATAATCTATTTAATCGATTCATATATAGATTTAATACTACGTTTGGCACTTCCTGCTTCTGATTTTGCTCTAGTAAATCTTGCTTCGGCAACATTCATTTTACTAATATCTTTACGCTTTTTCGCTTTTGCATATGTATCTTTATATTGTATCGCATCAAAATAAAATTGTTCAAATACTGCATTACTCGCCATTATTTTTGTTAATTCTGGTGAGTTCATTTTCTTCCCAGAATTCAAGTGTTTTGTAATAACATATGCAGTTTCGTATAAACAAATATTCTCAAATAGTGTATCATTTGAACGATTGTCTCTAATATCATAGTAACCATCATCAGTCTTCTCAACTGAAAACATTCCTACTTTTACACCATTTGGTGTCTTTGTAGACTCATTCATCGTTGTTGCAACTTTTTTAGAAACATTTGAACTGGCACTGTTGAACGCATTCAAAATATTTTCCATTGCTTTAATATCTGCTGTCTTTACTCCGATAGATGTATCTATATGTCCAGATTGCTCTGCTGCTTGTTTTTCATAGGCAACTTGCTCTTTCAATGCTGATTTGTCACCGTTAAGTGCTTTCATCAGATTTGACATTGCATTTACATCTTTTTGGCTAGGTGCTGTCATTTTGTCCTCCGTTAGTTGACACGATACCCTTTTAGTGTTGGTATTAATACGCCTTTATGCACTAGTTTATCAGCGATTAAGGCATTTCTATCACTTAATTGCGATTCATTAACATATTCATTTTCAGAAAAAAATTCTACCAAAAGATCATTTTCTTCTTCGGTGACCATAACATATATGCCACCTAAAACTTCCTGTAATTTCATATTAAACTCCTTTACTTATTGAGTTTATTTAATAGACTTCTAAATTGTATTGCTGTTTTAGGATCATTTGCAAGAGCGCCCAATGATTTTGCTTGCTGCGCCATCGCAAAACGTTGCACAGGCGTTAATGCTTTTCCTTGCTCGGCTCTATCTAATGCTTTTGCTGCCTGTTGACCGCTAATACCGCCCAAGGCCTTCTTGCCCAATCGTTGCATTGCCTGTGACTTCTTGGACATTGTAGCAGGATCAGAATCGCCATCTGACTGTTGCTGTGCTTGCTGCGCTTGAGCCTGTTGTACGCCCTTCATTTCACCCGGTGTTAATGAAGTACGTGTACCTTGAGAGCCTGTAGAATATGCTTCATCGACACTAAACCCCAAAACTTCTTTGGCTGCATTTTCATTTCTATCACGTAATGCCCGCATCAATTCAACATATTTACCGAAATCAAGAGTTTTCATTCGGTTACGTACATCATCATCACTGGAACCAACTAAATCTGCGATACCAGTCAATCTTGTATTATAAGTTTCAGTGACCATTGCGTTTTCTATACTATCTTTTAATCCCATTATTTCTCTACCTATTCAGCATTTTTAAGCGTTTACTTGCTGGATTCATTCTCTTAGTCATTTTTGATTTTCGTGCCATACGAGAACCCATTTTTGCTTTAGTTTTTGCTAATGTAAATCGTTTCTTAACATTAACTGGCTTAAAGCATGCAGTGGGGTTAGCAACTGTTTTACCTTTTAATCTACCTGACGAACAACGATATTTACGTACTACTTTTTTGCCACTACGAGCATAAACAAGTTTTGCTTCATAAAATTCTTCATCAGGTGTTACAATTTCTTCTATAAGCATTATATCACCTTAAACACAGAAGTCAATAGTGCAATTAGCAATGTACCAAATAATGTTGAACTTGCCCAAACAACTATCTTTTTTAACTCCGTAAATTGTTCCTTTGTATCCAATGTCTGTCTTTCTACTAATGTTTCTAACCGCCTGATTGAATCATCTAGTTTCCTAAATCGTTCATGATTAACTGCCACATGAGTTTCTAAACTCTGCATCTCAAGTGCTGCTAATTGCGGTTCATTTATAGACATCGTTCTTCTCCACGAATTGTTATATGTATTTATCATTTTAGTTTAAAAGGATTATCCACATATAAAAAAACCCAGTATTAATACTGGGTTTTTTCTTTACATTCACTGCTTAATGGGGGATCTCCACATTCTATTTCATTATGCGAATGATTCCAAGACCATACTAGGTAGTGGGCGCTCAATAGAATGTAGATTTATAGTAGGTCTGACATCTCAAATTCCATCGTGATAGGATCCATTGGTACACCATTAATATCTACACCGTAGAATATTTCTTTAAGTAGTGCAACATTGTCACCAGCACGTTCAAACGCTTGTCCGTGTTCTACTGCAAATTTAAAAATCATACCATTACCAGTTAATGTTGGAGCAAGACCAGTAAGTGTTACTGGAATGGGACTATTCATTATTACTGGTTGTGCAACTAGATTAATTAAGTTACATACGTCATCAAAATTTTGCTGTGACTGGTCTAATATATCACCAGTTGAAGTGATATCCAATGTCTTTACATATATTGTATAAAAATTCAAGTTGCCTGATATATTTTCACTTGAACCCGCAGAACCGTGTATTCTTGCCATATTGTTTCTCCTAATAATGTATATGAATATTTATCAATAATTATTAATGATTTAAAATAAAAAAGACCCAGCAATGCCGGGTCTTTATACTCTATAGATAGAGTTTATGTATTAGTAATCAAAGTCTGTTACTGTGTAACCAGTTGCTGTACTTAGTGTTGCTGCATCCCATGCGCCGTTGTTTTCAACTGCGAAACGAACATCTGTGCCTGCGCCGCCGTTAACACCTAGGATAACTACTGTTGCACGTGTGCCTACTGCTTCAACAAGAACTTTGTTGTCAACTGCGCCCGCGCCTGCGTCTGCTGTGAAATGTACTAGTGAGCCTGTTAGGAACTGACCTGCATCATATGATTCATGTACTTTTGCTACCATTTTATTTTCTCCATTAAATGTTTTGGGACTCTATTGTCCTATACTTTTATTTATCTTTTTTGTACCAGAAATTATATATTACTTTCTTCTGGATTGAAATTTTGTTAGACCAGATTTTGTTGGTCTATCATACGTTGTTTTTGCCAATCGTTTGCCTAGTTCTTCAGCGCCCTTACTAATAGCATAAATGCCACCAATTGCTGCTGCCCCTTTAACAATAGGTTTATCCCAAATCTTTTTCTTTTTATCGTTTCTATCATTTACCATATAATTGCCACGCTTTTGAAAAGATAGTAATGGTTTCATAAACTCACTGCGGAGTGCTTTGGAACGCATATATTGAACACAGCGTGTTACTACTAGTGCACGTTGATTTTGATTCAAATTATCCCAATCACCAATCAATCGGCGCATTGATTTCATCATACTATCTTGTATATTCAATTGGTTTTGGAATCTAAGTAACATTTTTTGCTCAAACGCTGAATTAGTTTTGTTATTTCCAATATGAGTTAGATATTGTACTAAATCTGCTTTTTTAGGTGATAATCTTTTCTTAGCAATTACATCTTTTTCATTACTATCATCTTGGTCTTTGCCCATCAAACGGTTTAAAGAAATGTATAGATCCGTTCCACTTGTTCTAAATGTATCAAAATTTCTAAAGGCTGCTGTACGTTTTGCATATTCACTTGCTAATGGCGCATAATCATAATCTTTATTAAAAATATTTAATAGCATTAAATACATGAATGAAACATTGGCGGCATCATCTAAATTAACCTCACTTGCTATCTTTTTATTTCTAAACAAGCGGCTTTCAGTTAGTTCGTGTACTAATTGTAAACTTTTATCATCATTGTCATCAATTTCGTGGCCACCATATATTGTTGCCCATTGGCTTGCTGTATATTTTTTTTCACTCATGTGTCATCCCCTTAAATAGGTTCGCAAGATTAATAATTTTATTACTTGCATATGTTTTGCAGCATCTAGGTATGATTGAATGTATAATAATTGCAAATACGGCAATCTGAAGTTGTAGAGCAATACCAAGTGCAAATTTTGCATGTTGTAACGGCCCCATATTCGCTTCTTCCAAGTGTTCTTTACATTCTTTACTAAACATATTATTTCCTAATTACTTTGCGAAATTCGCAGCACTAAATTCTAATCTATCAACAATTTTCATGGCGCGGCCAACATGGTCTACGATAACAAAACCCTCAGGGTCAGTTACGTTAAAAGAGCCATCTGGCTGTTCAATAAAACTATCAATCGCTTTAATGTCTCGCATTTTGCGCTGAAACATCATTTTTACTGCTTCGGTTTTTAAATACGCTCTATACATATTAGCAATATTTTGCGCATTCTCTTCAATAAACTCAACAACTTGTTTCTTTTTATCTAATTTTGCTAGTCCTGCTTTTCCTTCTGGCCCAGTTTTTAATTTAGTCATATCAGTATCAAACTTGTCTTTTAATTTATTAATAAAATCTGATACGAATTTATCTGCATCTTGTTCTAATGCATTGCCTGAACGAATAGGTGTGTTTGCGTGTGCCTTAAGTGCAGCAACTATATCTATTCCACCAATACTATTATTAATTTTCTTAAATACTTCTGGACTAGGGATATCCAAACTTGCAAGTTCGTTAATTGCAGTTTTAATTGCACTAATTTCCTTCTTATTAAGATTTACTTGCCCCGATACATCTTTAATACGTGCATCTGTGTACCAAACATTAGATGATTTATTCAAGTTACTTGCATCATAGCCAAATCTAGCACTCATATCTGCTAATGTATCGCCCTCATAACTGGTATGAAATACTACACCAAGATCAGATGATAACATTTCACGTGCAGTATTACTATCGGCAGGAACAACGTATGTTATAGTATTAGGCTTGAACGCTATATACTTTTCACCTTCAATCTGTACTTCTTTTAAATCATCACGTGTAAAAAGAAGATCACCTTGAACTACTCCAGAAATGCCCAAGTTTTTAAGGTGTTCAAGTGATGCATATAATTTATCACGCAATCCTTTTTTACTTATTGCTTCGCCGTTTTTGGTGACATCAGCATGGTTTTTTTCAATGTCTTCCGGCTTTTTATTTAATTTAGGGCTTTTTGCAAATACGCCTTTGGTTCCAACAAAGAATTCTCCATCTTCTGGATCAACGCCGGCAAATATCGCAGGGGCGCCGTCCCATTTTGTTGTAATCGCATCGCCGCCGCCGTCTCCATCCAATGAAGATAATAATTTGGAGTAAGTGCTAACAACACGTTTTAATCCCTCTTGCCCATACATGAAGATTAATTCCTCAGCATGATCCAAGTGCGTATTTTTTGCTTCACTCAAATCTTTATCAAACAGACCCTTTAGTTTTGAGTGAAATCCTATTTGCTTTTGGCGAGGTTTACGAGGCCCTCTAAATCTGCGCTCAAGGCCTTGACTTAAAATAATCTCACTGATTTTCATTTCTTATCTCCAAATGGATTTTCACCAGTTAATTGCGGTCTTGCAAACCACAACTTAAACCACTCATCCGTTCCAGGCTGTATATTATTCTTTTTCTGATACTCGCCTTTTTCTTGGCCAGTATGTGAAATATTCTCCTGATGTTGAGATACATCATAGGGCTTATATATACCTGCTAGAACCTTTAGTTGGTGTAACTGCTGTTCAAAATCCATTATTTGTCTACACTATTCATGCCTCGCTTAAACTTCCGCGGGTCTTTTGTACGGATACTGTTAACTAAACGTTTTTGCAAATCATTTGAGGTTTCTTCATCAAAATTATTTTCAATGAATTCCATCAAATGTATCGCACCTGCAATAAGGTGTTCACCCTTTTGTTCAACTAGCCGCTTATTATCTTTATCATAAGATATGCTGTTTAGTTCTTCAAATAGACTTTTACGTTTCATAACAATTCTCCGTTAAGTGTATTTATCAAGTTTCGTCAAAAGCAGAACGACTTTTAGTTTTAAGCATCGATCTGAGTGAACTTGCTGCCTGCGTCTTTTCAAATACCGGAGTATCATCTTCATCTGATTTGTTTAGAGTAGTTTTCTTTCTAAGTTGGTCAACCACACTAGAAGAAACGTTTGTTGATGATGGTGTGCCGGCGCCATTACTATTTTGGTCTGGATCATCTGTAATGCGCAAACTATCTCTATCAAATAATAAACTTACTTTACTACCAACACCAGAAGATGATCGTGTTTTTAACAATTGAAGTTGGTATTGACCTCTCTCACGCATTGCATTAGATGTAAAGATACCTATAACGTTATCTGCAGTTTGAATTTTACTAATGCCACCAGCAATATGAGAGTGATCAAATTCAATTTCTTCAACTGCACTACGATTTAATTGTGATGCTGTCACTGTAACAGTCTGTGTTTCCATAGAAAAGTTACGCATTTCTTCAGTAACATATTTGTCTTTGGTGAATGTATCACCTGCTTGGACCTTTTTAGTTGCTGGCATTAACAAATCTAGATAGTCAATACACATACAATCAACTGTTTTGCCAGTTTGTATCTGAAGTTCTTTCAAGTAAGACCTTAGATCATTGATTGTTGAACCACTCGGAAGATACTTTATACGTAGCATACCGGACTGTTTGCCTTTCGCTTTGACTTGTAGTTCAACATCATCTAGGTCTTTAAAAATGCGTCTAGTACTGCGGTCCGTCTGCATTGCATACATACGCATACTTGAAAGTTCCTCGGATAACTCCAATGTGAAGTAGACACAATTCAACCCAGCCTCCGCCCAATTCAGGCTCATATTTTGCATAAAAAGGGATTTACCTGCCCCGGAGCCGCCTGCAAAAATCGTAATCTCCCCACGATTAATGCCACCATATAACTTATCATCAAGAGATTTCCAACCAGTCGTAATCTGACCATTATTGTCTTTCATCCGTTCAAGCACACCTCTAGGATCAGCAAAATAATCTGTTCCTAAACTACGTGCCAGTCCAATTTGAACAGCCTCTTTAATTCTAAGTTCTACTTCACCGTATTTGCCAGTCTCAAGTAAATCTGTGCTATCGATAATAGCCTTCTCAATAGCCTTGTGCCGGCAAAATGTCTCAAACTCATCCACAAACCATTCTTCGTGCTGGGTTATGTTGTCCAACTTCTCAATGTCTTGCCCCGTTTCTGCCTTAATAATTGCAGTATCTGGCAGTGTAGAATAATCTTCACTATAATCAATAAGTTGTTTGACCACAGGACGAACACTGCGGTCAAAATATTCAGGCTTAATAATCCCTCTGATCCTAGTATATAGTTCAGGATTAGTCACCATGAATTGAATGAATAATTTCTGTAAGTCTGTGCTATAATTTTTTACTTCTGACATTTGTATATTATATCATTTCTATGTATAAAAGTCAACACTTTTAATCAAACAGTGCCGGGTTTAAATTAGTTTCTTCTTTTTTGCGCAACCGATCACGCTTCCAACCTTCGCGCTGCTTTTCTCTTTTGGCAAGTTCTTCAGCAGATGGTGCAATAGGGGCTGGGTCAGGTAATACTTCAACTTCATTTAGTGTTGGCAAAAAAGCATCATATGCATTCTTATTCATTTCAAACCCAACAAACTCTCTACCGTAACGTAATGCAGTTCTCGGTGTAGTAAAGCCGCCACAAAATGGATCCATTACTACATCGCCACGATTACTGCTATATAGTATAAACTTTTCAATCCAATCTTCATTCAGTTGGTTCTTGTTTTTAATTTGTCCCGGCTTATGACTTCGTGGCATTGTTTGTACTGTTAATCGGTCGTGATAACTATCTTTACTGTCTGTGTAATAAGCATTAGTATTAAATGTGCGCTTTTGTTTGCTTGTTTCTGGCTTTGACCAAAATAAAACATGATAGTGGCTACTTACAAATTTGTTTTTAGTTGATACACCAAAACTATATTGTGCAATAATATGATTTATTTCTTTTAAGTCAGTTGAATGTAATGCATTAAGTATATGATGTAAATTTGTATAGCCACTAACAATATACATACTGCCACCAGGACGCAAGACTCTTGCACATTCAGTAATCCATTGTTTAGAGAATTCGCCATATGTTTCCAATGGAACTTCTACATAACCTGGAACTACATTACCTTCATCACGATTGTAATGAGCGTCAAGTTTATCACCCTCTATGCCATACGGCGGGTCAGTAAATATTAAATCTACTGTTCCATCTCCTATATGTTCACGAATACCGCTAGTACAATCTTGATTATAAACTGTATGATTCATTTACTCTCCTTAATATCTGATAATTATACTATAAATCGAATAAGATATCAAGCATTTTCTATACTTTGTTTTACAGATTCAATTACCGCACGTTGTGCTTTGCGTTTTGCATCTTTATAATTAACTTCTACTAGTTTGGTATCTGAAATATCTTCCGGTCGAAAAATAAACTCCAATGCATTAAATGGAATATGCGCTTCAATTCCGTCAGATACACTAACCAAATATGGTTTAATATCATCTGCACTGATAATTGCAATTGCATTTTGTTGACCTAGCATATAAAAATCAGCAGGGTTTTCAATTGTGGTGCCTTTGTTTTCGCCTAAACTATTTTTTATTTTTACTTTAACTGTCTTTTTTTGATTGTTACGTTTGGTAAACATACCATCAGTCATGTATTTAAATTCGATATCTAAATTTTCTAGCGTGTCTCTATGGTCTCTGCCAATATCATCAACCCAAACTAGGCGCCCGTCTGATGCTGATTCAACTGTTTGTTCAATTATATCTGCCTTATCAAATCTATCTTTTCGGTCATTCAATTGTGATCCCAAACTATATACAACCGAACTATATACTTGTGAATTAATTACTGATTTTAATTGATCTGCATACGTAGACGTTTCCATTGCACTGTCTCCTATAGTGTCATAAAGTCTAATATACACTCTTTATATAGTGATTCGTATTAGTTGTCAAGTAAAAAGGGCACCGAAGCGCCCTTTTATTTTCCACTACCAAATCTGTCTTTTGGTCTATAAAAAATCTTTTGATTATGAAATCTTCCTAACAAATCTCGAATTTCTTTCAACTCTGCTGCCAAGTCATCATCATATTCTTCCATTAAACGCTGTGCTCTCCTTGAAACCTTTGCACTTAATGCATTTTCTATGATTTCTAGATCCCTAACTGATAACTTAAAATTTTCATTTGGTTTTATCATGATATTATATACTCTAGTATGTAGTAATAATTTTATCAGCGATGCCGTGCCTAACTGCCTCCTCGGGCGTTAACCATACATCACTCTCTGGCAAAAGATTCTTACGAATATATGTTTCATTTTTACCAGTACATTTCTTATAATGGTCAAGCATACGTTCAGTTGATAATTCAAACTCTTTAACAATCGACATTAGTTCGTGTTCTTTACCTTTTGAACCCCAACTATATTGATGTGACATTACACTTGTGTTCTGAGTAAGATAACGATGTCCTTTTTCGCCAGACATCATTAGTAGTACCCCACAACTTGCAATCATGCCCATGCCATACGTATGTACTGGGATTTCACTTTGTTTAATTGTATCGATTAAATGCATTGCACTTGCAACTGAACCACCCGGAGAATTAATATAAAGATGAATAACAGAAGGACGTTGTTCTGCAGGCATCATGTTATATTCCATAATCATTTTTACCAATGGCATACAATTTTCTTGATTGAATTCCTTATCCATGAATAAGACACCGTTATCATACAGAATTTCACCTGGCTTTTTAGGTTGCGTAGGTGGCGGTGGCATCTGCATCTGTGGGGGGACAGGTTGCTCTTTGGGTGACGGGATTACTTTTGTCTCTACAACTGGTTTCTTCCCTACCGTCTTTTTGGTTGTTTTCTTTTTAACTGGATTCTTTGCCATATATTTGTATTTCCTATTATTATCCCAAACGCATCTTTACGTTTATTTTAGTACTATTACTTATCTTACTATCAATTATACTTTTTAAAGTATATAACTTACCATATTTATTAACTGCATCCGCTGCATCTTTTATTTCATTTTCCCATCTTGGAAAACTAACACTCCAACCATTTTCAATAGCCTGTTTAATTAATTTTTCACCTGCTTTATCTCTGTCAGGACTTAATATGATTTCGCCTTTAAATAAATTAATATAGTCTATTTGTTCTTTACTTGCTTCGTTACTCATTACAGCAACACAATCTAATGCCGCTGCATCAAATACACCTTCAGTTACTATTAAATACTGTCGATGACTCTTAATAACATCAATATTATATATGAAGTCCTTGGGAGTCTTCATCATATATTTTGAATCTGCTTTTCCTGTATAGTCCCTGCCCGTGTAACCTACTATGCGGCTGCCCTGGTAGTATGGAATAATGACTCTGTTTCTAAATACTGGATGTGGACTCCAATATATATTACTTACATGGTCATATAGTCCACGATCTATTAGGTATTTAGCACCTAAAATTGCTCTTTTATCAGGTGCGTCAATTTGTAGTAAATCATCCAATAATACACTTCCTTCGGGTAATTCACAATCTTTAAATTTGGGTATAATAGTACTAGATTTTTCACTAGTAAATATCATTGGACCGTCTGCTAATTCTTTATCTCGTATTGCTTGCAATTGAATACGTTTAATATCACCATCCGGAATGCCCAAATTACGCATTAGTAAAATCATTTTTTTGTTAATGACCCTACCTGATTTATGTGATGCAGTAAACCCGCAGTTAAAACAATGATACGAAATACTTTCATCATCTGTGCGAATACCACCACGTAATCTAGTATCGTTACGTGCTTCGCCGTTTTCTATACAACAAGGACAGTTAAAAGACAACCACCCACCCGATGATTGCCGTCTCTTGTGCGGTAAATGTGAATATAATACTTGTTGTATTTCCATAGTTAAATTATAACATTAATTTAGTTCATAGTCAAGGCGTTTTTAAATTAGTCAAATAAATTTGAGTTGTTAAATCGTTCTGCCATTTTTTTATACATCTCTGGGTCACGCTCAATTAATATTGCATTTCGGTTAATCAATCTTGCTGCTGAACCTGTACTACCACTACCGGCAAAAGTATCTAGAACTGTATCATTGGGATTACTACATAATGTAATAAAATATTCTAAGATTTCTTCTGGCTTTTGAGTCGGATGTATTTTATTTTTGCCCAAACCGCCACTATATGATATTGTATTTGGAACCACACAATGAACTACATCATTAGTTTTTTTCAAATTACTATAAACTTTTTTGGCATCATCTAATGCATCATTAAAGCATTTATCCAAATTACCGTAGATATCATCTTTAATATGCTTATACAAAATACTACTTACTTTGTCAGCAAGACTATAGCGTTCAACTATTGTACCCTTAACTGCATCACTATTAAATGTACGTTTACCACCGGGTTTAATACCAAATATAATATATTCACACCCACTTACTGGATTTACATTCCTATTGAACGGCACTGCGGCTGGCTTTTTCCAAGTGAATACACGCTTGGGTTCAAACCCAACTGATTCCATTGCTTCCCAAAGATGACTAATATATACATCACTGATGAAAACACAAAACGTCCCACCCTTGCGCATCTTATTAAACCATACTTCAGACCATTCTATAAGTTGCAGTTTGAAATCAGTATTGTCTAGACTATCCCAATTTTCTGCAAAAGTCTTGTCAAATTTTTGACTATGTATTGCATTTTTATTTTCGCCAGTTACTGGATCAACCCATTTAACTTCCTGAGCACCTCTATCACTTATATTATAAGGTGGGTCAGTTAACAACAAATCAATTGAGTTATTATCAATTTGATTCGCAGCCGTTCGCATATCGCCGTTTATAGTAATAATTTTATTCATGCGTTTATTATATACGCAAAGTTAATAAATGTCAATAGATTATTTTAAACTCATTTTGAAGCCAAGTTTATTTCCTGCTGCATAGCCTGCCCAGCCAAATTCAAAGTTTGCCTTTTTAAAAGATGTTTTCTGAAATAACATTGCTCTATTTTTAACATCAATATTTACTTGGATTACACTCAATTTTCGTGCTAAATCTTGCAACGATTGCTGTATCTCTTCGTTCATATTTAGATACTTCCAAATCCATTCACCCAATGGGGAAACTATGTAACGTACTCTATCATCTCTTTCCCATATAGCATCAGTGAGTTTTGTTTTCATAGTTGCATGAAATGGCTCTAGTATTTGCTTCAAATCTTCTTTGTTTTCAAAACTATTGAGCCAGTCTGATATTGTAGTCAGGGACATATCTTCTCTTTTTATCCCAGAAATTTCACTTAATGATTGCAATGGCGTAGTGCCAAAATAACTATGTAATTTAATGATACCATCTTTTGCACTATTTTCATTAACAGTTTTAAATACAATATAACTCTTCTGTTCTGCGGGATTTACTTTGCCTTCTCTGATCTTATCAGAAAGAGCATCAATAATATTCTGAATAGTAACTTTGCCGCCACCGCCAGATTTGACACTGATAGGATAATCGATATTTAATCTTTCGCCGTAAAAATCAATTAATGCAGCATTACTTAGTTTTGGGAAATAAGCATTAGCAAATCCCATATTCGAATGGCTCCAAATTGCAGAAAGTATTTCCCCATAATTTTTAGAAATAGTTGCCAAATCACTGGGAGTAAATGCAGATAAATCTATATTAGCAAGTGATATAGTATTACTCTTTGTAGTAGATAGTTTTGCTATATTAAACAATACTTCTGCATGATCAGGATATTTTTCTTGTAAACTATTTTGTAATGTAGATAATATTTCGCTTGCGTTTGCTCTACTTCCTGCAAATCCCAAATCTTCCGGTGTTAATTCTTTGCCGCCGAACTTTTTATCAGATGATGTATTTGTGCCTGTGATATTATTAACCCAAAGAAGTTCCGTTCCTGGATCAACAAATTCGTTACCATCACGCATTTTTAACTGGTAAGTTTCAAATGAGCCACTAATACTTTTAGTAGTATCAAAAACATCAACCCCATAATTATTAAAAAAACGCTTAAAATCTTGTAAGTTACCATCTAATCCAAAACGTATATGTGTGCCGCCTCTACTTCCGGATGTTAATTTAACATCCGCATCTTTCAACTGCGCACCTAACCATTTTTTAAAATCAGTTGCAAGCCCACTTTCTAATAATTCTCTAGTAATTTTCATTTAATTTCTCAACATTACTTTTGTTATTGAACCGCTAGTTGCAGTATAACTTATTCTTATCCAATTTACATTAGCATTTACCATATATGCTTGCACACCAGTTTCATTATTAACTATAATATTTTTATCATAGAATAGATTAGGGGTAAGATCAAACCAATCAGTATCATTTAATGATGGTTGCACACTGAGATCCCCTTGAATATTCACATTACCGGAAAATCCATCAAAATACAATGCAATTGTATGTAATGACTTAGACTTAATAGTATTACCACTACCATCAAATGTAGTAGTTGTAAAGGTTGTAATTTCTTCACCATTTACAACATTAGTAACAGGAAAAAATGTAGTCGTTTCCTGTGAATCTTCAAACTGTGGATAAATGTCATCAATTACTTCAATTGTGCCCTTGGCGTTATCATATGTATCAGTATATATAATTTGCTCCACACCGTTTTCAACAGTATACATTGCAAACTGATAAAAACCTTCTGGAAGCATAATTGTATCGGCAGTAGTAATAACAAGTGACGCCATTCCTTTAGTTGCATTAGTAATATCCAAATATCTGAATAAAACATTTTCACGACTTTCTCTATCATACATTTTCCAGATAATAGTTTTCCCACTTAAATCAATTGATTTTCTATCAGTGTCTTTTATCTTAAATCTAAGAGTATTATCAATACCCTTGTGTAATTTGTGGTGTCCATCATACATTGGCATATTCCCTAGGTAGGTTGTCGCAGCAGATGTGCCAGTTTCGTCTAGGCAAACTACTTCTATTTCTCTGTTATACTGCAATACATTAAAGTTAATCATATATGTATTTATCTTTCAGGACACCTAATTTAAATTATATAAATATAGTTATGGATGATAAAAAAATAAAATGGATACAGGAAAACTACCCGTTTTTCTCATGTGTTCGCTATGGTAAAAAAGAATTTAACGACTATCTGGGGATTGTTATTAACACTGACAATGTAATTACTTCTATGTATAATTGGGAAATAATACCAACTCCAGAATTACGCAAACAGTTTATTGAGTTAGGCGAACAATGGTGGTGGGAATCAAATAGACTGATTCCTATCAATCTATTTTTAGGTGCTCAAATAACACCATATAAAAATTGGATCGTAAATATGAATTCCAAGGATGTAGAAATATCTTGGGGGCCACAAACGAGTTTAAATAATATTGTACAAAAAAGAATTAAGCGGCGGTCGATTCAACTTGTTCGCAAATTAGATTGAGTTGAACCACAATACTTAATGCATAGGCTATGGCGTGTGCTTTCTTAAAATAGTAACTATTATCTACAGGGCGTGTCCATACATTTTCTTTAATTACATCAACGCTTGCATTGAGTAAATAACGTTTTGCAGGACGAATTATGGCAAGAACTTCTGCTAATTCTATGACACTTCTTGGTTTTAACACTCTCAAAACATCAATATGACTACGTACATGTGCAAGTTGTTCGACAATTTCTGGATGTTCTAATAACTCCCAGATAGGCTCTTTATCAGTTAGTTCATTTAGGTGTTCTTCGTTGCGAACACCACTGTACAAACTATTATTAAGAAAATCTAATTTAAAGTATCCACGTTCTTCTGCTTCTTTGTATTCGATACTTGCAAGATTACTAACTGGATCATATGGTATTTCAGATACATACACTCCACTATTGTGTTTTGAATAAACACCATTCTTTTTGATACTTGCAGGTATATGCTCAATTAAATTAAGAATTTCATCTCTATCTAAAATATCAATATCAATGTCTGTTTGAATTTTCATTTCCACACCATTATAAACATTGCAGCATCATCATCCAATTCAAAGTATAGGGACCCTCTGTGCGCTACGTAGGACCCCTCACAGGTATCATTGCACCAATCTATTAATTCTGTCAACAAACCAGATCCGGGAACCATTTCATTCGTAAATTTAATATTTTCTTTAGATACACTAGTCCAATTTAGAAATTCTTTATTTTCAAAGTCTGAGAAAAACTTGCGGCGATTACGGGCTTTGCCTTCAATTTTACGAAGTCTATCCAATAATGCACGTGTATTATGATTTCTTTTAATAAGAGAAGTCATCAATTGCGTATTTCCTCTTCATTTTCATCTGTATCATTTCCATATAACAATGCTTCGGCTGCACGATACTGGTAATACAAATCTTGTAGTACCGAATATTTTTCAATCATTTCCGATTTTGGTTCAAGTATATGTAATCTTTTTTCTATAGCATCGAGTCGTCTTTCAGTTCTGTCTTCATAAGATTCTATATTATCTTGGAAACTAAAGAGATCAAGTTCAAAATCACTAACATCAACCGTTCCGTGACTTTTTGTATTTGATGTAAGTGGCAGTGTACTATGATGCGAAATACTACTACTACTAATATCTATATCATCTTCATATTGAAGAGTTAACGTAAACTCACCGAAATCATCTATATTATTTTCAGTTGGGGGATCGTTATCTGAAATATGTTTTTTAATTTCCTTGTCCCAATCTGTAATTGCTTCTATTGGATATTTACCTGCACCTGGATACATATTATGTCTCCCACGGGAATTGCACCCAATTATCTTCATCATCGGGAAACTCTTTACTCCAATAATCAGTATCTACAATTGAATTAGGACTACTGAGTAGTGCAGCAAATCGAACATTATTGTGCCAGACTTGATCCCAACGTTCAGATTTGGGTAAACACGATTGTTGCCAATCTTTCATTATCCATGCCATCGCATCACCGCCGCGATTTATATCATCAATGATTAGCATATTCTTTGAATCTTTTTCATATCCAAATGCATCTTCTGACATCCAACAATTACTTTCTGTATTTTCCTCTAGTCCATCGGCACCAAGTTGGACACACAATGTATGCATAGGTATTTCAGTCATGTGAGAAAGCATTACTGCTGGAACAAGCCCGCCGCGTGTTATACCCACAATGTAATCAGGGCGCCAGTTATCCTTATACATGTCCATTGCGATATCTTGTATTGCCGAATTAACTTTTGCCCAGTCATATGTAATTAGTTTCATTATTTGGTTCCCGTTTCTTTTATTTTTTGTAAACTCCATATTCCGTTTGCATCTTCAACCCATTCAAGTTCAGTGCCGTCATCCCAGCCAAGATGTAGTAGCATATCTTCAGGCAAGTATATACATAGTTCTCCTGTTTCGGGATCTTCAAATACAGTTGTTTTCTTATCATATAGTTTACTTGATGTTCTTGTCGTGCTCATAATCCTGCTCTTTCTAATACTTCGTTTACAAATTGCACATCATCCTTTTTTGTAGAAAACTTATTTGTCCAAAATGTAGGTTCTAAATATTCATTTATTAAATTCAATTCATGTTCATTAAAATTTGCCATTGCTTCGCTACAACTATAGCAATTAAAAATAATCCAAGGGCTAATGCGTCCTGACTTGATCCAATGAATAAGACGCGGCTTACTAATCTCCCTAAAGAATACATTAAACGGTCTATCATATTCTCTTCCCCATTGCTGCATTAATAATATGCCTCGCTCTATTGCACGTTCGGCAGTTTCTTTTTTATTTAACTCACGGATATAAGTTTCATAAACTGCATCACTGCACCATTTATCTAAGTGTACACTATTATTAATAACAAAGTCAATAAATTTCTCTGGATCAATTGCATTAATATCTATAATATGTCTGCCGAACTTTGTAAATGCAGTGTAGTAATTAGATTTTGAAAATTCTTCATATGATTTTTCTTTAGTTTTTACACCCTGTGTTAACTTATAAAATTGATTATATGCCATGTGCCCTAGTCTAACATATTTAGCATCCTTATTAAGCCATCTGCGTTTAGGCTCACATAGGTGCACTGAAAGAGTCTTTTCTCTTTTAAAAGACTTTTTACAATATTGACATTCAAAACTCATACGGGCACGGTCCCTCGTCTAATGTAAACCCACCAGTGATGAATACTTCGGGATCAAGTTCATCATCATACCCCCGGGCATATAGGAAGTTTACACCATCATCTTCATAGCCCTCAATAAATTTCAAGTGTGCATCAGTCTGTGCAATTACTTCTAGCGTCTTAGTATCAATGAATTCATATTCATCAGTGCCATCAAATACCGCATCTATATATGCTTCCTCGAATGCACTATATGTTTCGATAGTTTCAGTAGTATCAATATCAGAGATATCAACCGTATCATCAATTGCTACACTCATGCTGCCGTTCTTCCAATTAGTATCAATTTTGAACATTATTCCGTCAGAGTTTTTGAAATATTGAATTTCATTAATACCATACTTGGCTGCATTTGATAATGTATACCACTTCATTTCTTTTTCCTCTTCTTCTTACCAAATATTTCATCTATAGATTGGTCATCAATTCCCATATCAATTGCCATACGCTTTATATCATTGTCAGTATTTATTTTTCTATATAGTTCAATTTCATCTGCCTTCAGATGTGGTAGTGCATCAGATAAAAATTCAGTTACCTTATCTTTCTTTTTTATGGCAGTGGGAGGCTTAATCCATTCATGATATTGCTTCTTTCCTGCACCAGTTAAACACATTAACTTCCATATTAATTCATCGTGTTTATACAAATCTGTATAATATTTGTTAACAAAATCATTGGTCGCAAGTATTGCTTCCTCTGCGCCCGCCCCTTTAACACTACTGGCATAACGCAAAAATAACCAACTACTCCATTTCTTCTTATCATCACTTGATAATCGAGAATACCAATCATAGTCACGCTTGTCTATTGCGTTAAGAATATCATTTAATGGAAGTTTATCAGTCATTATCTATTCCTCTAGGTGGTGCAATATATTTGCCACCATTTACAAATATAAACATACTACAAATTTCACTGGATGTAAAGTAAAAACAGTCATTATTTTCAAAATATTCTACACTCCATTCATGTGTTTGTAAAGATTTTTCGCACCATGAAACAGCATTTTTTGTGTGTTGATAATTTACAAGCAATACCCTATGCAATTCTTTCCAATCATCCATTTGCGCCTTTCCACTTAGTGTATCTATTAACTGCTAACATAAGAGTTTGCTGCGTATCATCAAACCATTCAGCAACATGGTAATCATATGATGTAGGCGTTTCGAATACCTTATTTGTATCTTCAAATTTACCTTCTTTGATAGTGTCCATCCACACAGTAAAATCAGGATTAAATTCTTTACGTGCTGCTTCTGTAGGGCAAACAAAGTCTGCTACAGCAATTTTGCCTGCCATAACAACACCATCTGCTAAATGTCGCATACGCACAGCCTGTCTAACACGCCCCGAAAGACTAAAGTCCCAATCGTCATAATCGGTTCTTACTTGATCAGCATTAATATGTACACCTCCAATGAGTTCAGCAAATGGTTTTGCTAATGTAGTTTTACCACTTCCCGGTAATCCAAATATTAATATTTTCATAACTTATTTCCTTTTACACTATCATTGAATTAAAAGAAATCGTAACTACTCAATACATCAGGGATACGGTTCAAATCTTTTACAAAGTAGGCGCACTTTGGCTTGTCACCATATTCTAATGGAATAGCAAGAATATGCCCGTACTTTAGTTTAGGGAAGAACCATTTCACATCGGCAAATACATTATTAATTTTTATTGGTTGCCAATCCATGGTAAAACCGGCTAATGGGTTAGTTAAGATTGTATCAAAACTACGTTCATTAATACTAGTTAATGGAACAAATTCTAAGTCGCCTATATCCCTATGACCAATAAGTATATGCCAATCGATTGGCATTTCTATTTTGTGAGTTCCGATTGTCATCGATATACTTGGTGCCTCAAATGTTTCAATGAAAACTAGAGGAATAAAGTAGAAATCAGGCTCTGCTTTATCTGTCACATCCATTACACAGTATCTAATATCTTCTATTTCTTCTGGCAAACTGTTCATTTCAAAACAGCGATTTTCTGGTGTTAATATTTTCATTAGTATTTTACCTTTTCTATGCTAAATGGATATTCAGCATCTTTATAGAATTTCTTCCTTTCAGTTAGATGTCGTTTTGAGAACTTACACCTGCTTGTGATGTCCCAAATTTGAACAAAATCTTTATCCTTCGCCACACGTACACCGCGACCGATAGACTGAATAACCCGCACAAAAGACTTGCCAGGCTCCAAAAGAACCATGTTGAATATGCGAGGGATATTAATACCAACAGCGGCAACGCCGTAAGTAGCAATAGTGATTGAATTGGTAGCTTCATTTATTTCCTTATATGCTGTTTTCCTATCATCAGATTTCATAGAACCTTGAACGAAATCTGCTTCTGGGAGTAGATCCTGTAATGCTTGTCCCGAATTGATACGCCCAGTTAAGACTAGGGTATTTCCTGTTTGTGATATTTCTTTAATTAAGTTTGCTAAGTATTCTTGTCTTTTTTTATCCTCTAGTAAAAATTTTAGTTCACTTTGATAATCAGTATATAATTGTGTCTCTTGTGTCTGAACTACATTTACATGACAATTGGACAACACGCCAATATCTTGCAAATCTTTTGCTGCTAGTCTATTCACAATGTCTCCCAAACTGGCACGTATGGTAGCAAACTCATGATCAGACTTGGGAATGGTCCCCGTTAATCCCCAACGCAACGGAACACGTGCAAATACACTTGTTAACAAATCCTTTAGTACATCAGCCTTTGCTTGATGTACCTCGTCTACAATTACACAGCACACGTCCTCGATAAAGTCCATGATATTTTCTTCGCCTTTTTTAGTTTTCTTTAGCAAGGAATTGAGGGATTGCCATGTACAGATGGTGTGGGTTTTTCCAATATCTTTCCTATCACCGAAGTAAACACCAGCATCTAACCCACAATTTAGATAGTCTTCTTCAGTCTGCCGTACCAAGTCCTTATTTGGTACAATAACAATTGAACGCCCATACTTTTCTACTAATTTAGACATAGTAGCAGTCATAATAGTTTTTCCGGCACCTGTAGCAATCTCTTGTAGAGCCTGTGGTGCCTCCAAAAACTTATTAACAACGTCAACTTGATAATCACGAAGGCGAATAGTTTCACCTGCTGCTGGATGTCCTTCGGGCCAACATGTGTCGCCCCAAAATTCATCATTAATTGTATCAAATTCTAATTTAGTATGTTCACGGCGATCATCAATGTCAATCTCATATCCAGAACTCATAATGATGGGCAAAAGATCATCCAATAAATTTAGATAAGTTCTACCACCGACATCGCAAAACCGCACAGTTCCATCCCAACGTCCTAATTTATAGGCTGGCATATGATATGCGTGTGGTAGGAAGAACTTTAATTTATCACTACACTTACGGCGTGTAGCAGGATCAAGTCCTTCTAACTTTACATTTACTTCGTCTTTGATTAAGATTGTACATTTTTTCATAATAATATCATAACACTTTTTTCGATTAAAGTCAAGAAAAAACAGACACCCAAGGATGCCTGTTTATAAAAATATATAATAGATTATACACGCTTCATGCATGTTGTTTCTGCTAATCGCTTCCAACGTGCGGGGCTTAACTTACACAAGTCAGCCAATTTCTGAGCCATGCGAAGTGAAATTTCACGCATTTTTGCTTGATTATCTTCCAGGAATTTTACAATATCAACCTCCTGTTCTTTAGATAAACCTTTCTGATCGAACAACCCACCATCACGTGCAATCTGCTTGATACGCAAGATTTTCTCACGTGTAGAGTCCATAGTCAAGTCAAGATAGTGACAACGTGACATAATAGCCTCAAGATGATCTTTGATTTTATTTGAACGAACATTATCGAATTTTAGATTCGTGATAAAGATTACACTACCCTTAAATTCAAAACGATCCGGAACACCCTCACGGCGCAAGAAATGTGAGTCTGAATTCCAAGAAATATAACGCTTCTTACCACTATCAAGTGCCGCTTTAAGAATGTTTAGAGCATTTTCATCAAACAGAATGCTATCACAGTCATCCAGAACAACGATGTTCTTTGAGTCTGAATACTTGTACAACATAGCGTACAAACCAATCGGTGACATTGTACCTTTAACGAAAGTGTGTCGAAGCGGATTATCTGCCATTACATCAAACAACGAATCTTTTTCAAGAATTTGTTCAACACCATATGTCTTACCGATTCCAGGAGGCCCTGAAACTACCATACCACGTACAATTCCATCGCACGTTGCCTCTGTCATTTCATCAAGAATAGAGAAACGTTCAGCAATACGATCCATAACTTCAACATCAGTCTCACGATGAAATGACACGACTTCAACATTTTCGGGCTGCACTTTTACTCGCATTTTAGAACGATTAAATTCTGTTTCACTTGCATCAACAGTTATGAAATAAGTACCATCCTTTGCTTGTTTCATTTCTTGAACTACAGGAAAAATACCTGTTACTTCTTCATTGCGGTAAAATCCGTTTACGATTTGAACTACTGACATTTTCATTTCCTCTTTGTGATTACTAACTTAGTTATAAACTGATTCGTGGATAATGTCAAGCATCCATTTAGCGATGTCTCCATGGTTCTGCCAAATCGGCCAAATGCCGTTGATGATTATTGTAAGAAATTTTGTAATCTTCCCAAGAACCATACGTATGAGTTGCAGGACCAACTTTATTATTACGTGCTTCGGCTGAGGAACGTGCCATTTTTTCACCAAAGGGATACCAATCAACTAATTCTTTTGTATCAGATGTATATACAACAAAAATAGGATAACCTTTTTTGACTTCTTTTCTTAGTTTTTCAATGTCCATTATTAAACCCTAGATAATTCAAAATAACAATCTGCAACAAGTTGTATAGCCAAATCGCCATATCGTTCTCTTACCTTGTCATATACTGTTTCGACATCTTTACCAGATTTAATCAACTGACTGGCAAAGTTTTGTACTTCAATACGGAAACCTTGTGTTAATTGAGTATTCATTATGCAGCCTCTTTCATTTCATTACGATAGTTATATGGTTTATCCCACTTACCAACGTTAATATCAATATAGAAATCATGATCAAAGTAATCAATCTGTGAATTACTATTGTTATAATAACCAGTAGATTTGATAGCAGCAAGTAAGTCACCAAAGAAACGTTTGATAGTTGGATCAACCGCATGTTCCTCACACCAGTAAGGATTAACTTGATAGTTTCCAGTAGTAGAGCGAACCTGCTCACCACGGCGTTGTGCAATCGCACGATTATAAGCATTGATATCGCCGATGAAATCGAGTGGGCCGTTCCAAAGATTGACAACTAATGTACTGTGATTATCTACTGCAACAGTAACATCACGCCCACCAAAGCCGTATGATTTACAAACTGCTTTAACATTTTTAGCGATGATTTTTTTGCGGTCCTGAGAAATATACGCCATATTGTTAGTCCTTTTCGCTGATTACTACTTAGTTATAAACTGATTCGTTAGATTTGTCAACCTTT